ACCACGCAGAAATCAATTTTAAGGTGCTGCGAAAACAGAAGAGGGCCAGGAGCACCACCTCCTGACCCCGTCTGCACACACGCACAATCGGAGCGAACCGACCATGCACCACAGATCGCTCGGAGGCGACCGCTTGCAATCTAGCGAAAATCAGCTATGGTGGTCAAGCCAGCGGGTCAAACCCTGGCGCACACTACGTTTTAGGACCGTGAACCACATCACCTTCCAGTCAGTCCAGACACTTCATTTCACGGCGGAGGACCAGCCCTGCGTCACGCTCGAGCAAGGCACCTGGACACTTGTCGCAAATCGTAACGGTGAGCAGATCATGATCACCGCACCCGATACTCGGCGCCAGGTGGCTCTAGGCCCCCTTGCTCCTGTCAAGCGTCGTGTCAAGAACAAGAGTCGGTTTGTCGACTGGGCTCCTAAGGGTGAAGACCACCCCAAGGCCAAGTTGTCTGAGGCTGATGTTCTTGAAATGCGCGAACTATTTAATGACAAGTCTTACCGTAAATCCTTTGGATCAGATCATCAGATTCTGGAGGAATTCGCAAAAATTTATAACATTCATTACACCACAGCGTACAAAATTGTTCGCGGTCAATCCTGGAAGCATCTGAACAATGCCTGAAAAAACGTACGCACTTCGCATCTCATTCGGAGATGGCCATCCGCTTGATACGGTAATTACAGCAAAGAACGTGATTGATGCTCAAGATCAAGCACGTGCCCAGTATCCAGCAGCTCGTAACATCTACCTCCTCAATAGGCTTCCTTCTCATAGGAAAGCCTTAGCAGTTCCGATGGTGCAGTACGCTTTGCCATTAGACGAGGAAGAGGATCAGGAGCTGACGCAGGAAGACAAGGTGAAGACTTGTGTCCTCATGCGGGAATCTGGGCATTCCCATCAAGCGATTGCTGGTTACCTCGGTGTTGGCAAGTCAACAATCGGACGTTGGCTGAAGCAGCACGGCTGAACTACAATTCAGCCAGTTGTTTCTGATCTGGTGTCTGAACAGTTGAGTTGGATGGAAGAAGACGGACTCCTCATCACATACGACGAGGAGTCCGGCCAAATTACGTTCGAATGGGATGAGGAAACTCATCCCCAGTACAACGCTCTCTATAGGTTAACCAGTGAGAGGTTCTCTCAAATGTTGAAAGAGTATTGCGAACAACTTGATGCCCTCCAAGAAACCACAGACGTTCATGATCGGGGACCGTGTAGCGGAACGCCCGAAAGCAACAGCAATCCCGAACCTCTCACCTGAGGTAAACGCCAGGGTTGCAGCTTATCGTGTACAACGCTACGGCGTTGTTGTCGACCTTTTTACCAAAAAATCTGTCACCAGAACAAGACGCGTTATCGAACATAAGTTCGTTCGTGTCCTGTGGGACGGGATGAAAACACCTTCTGAACACGCACAAATGAGGATCTGTCATGAATCAGAACTGGAAACAATTCGGAATGAATTCTGCTCGGCAATCGGCGGCTGACATGGCAAACGAAGAACATCGGAAAAGGTTGCTCACTGGTGCAGTAACTGAATACCTTGACGAAGGACTTGTTGAAGAATTTCTAAGCGATCTTCTTGAAATTCTGGTCGAAGAAAGTGAAGTGTACATCAGAAAAGCTGCTGCCTTCACCTCGTGTGCTCAGCTAGTTGAAAAAGGACTTGGAATTTTGGATGAAGAACAAAAGAAAAGGGAGTTGGAAGAATGAAGTGTCGTAAATGCTCTAGCAAAAACACAAGGGTGACTTGTACGGAGCACTACGAAAAGAGCACCAAACGCTACTGTCGCTGTCTTGACTGTGGTGAAAAATTCAGAACCGTCGAAATGTATGAGTGTGGTAAACCGGGACCACCAAAAGGGCAACCTCGTTCCGGTCACATTGCTCGGGGCAGTTCTCATGGCTCTTCGATTTTTACCGAGAAAGATATCGTGGCGATGCGGCAACTTCATCGCGAAGGTAAAACTCTTAAGCAAATCTCCGAAAGGTATGGGGTAGGTTCTTCGTACGTTTCAAAAATTGTCAACTACAAACAATGGAAACACGTCGCATGACTAAAGAAAAAATCCAAGCAACCGGAAGCTACGACGGCGCAACAAACGAGTACATCCTCTCCATATCTTGTGGTGCTCTTGTTGTTAGCTTTGATTTCTTAAAAGAAGATGATATTCGCGAGATTCTGTCCTGTCTAACTTGTATGCTCCCTTTTGATGAAACCGAAAAATGACTGAAGATCAGAGCGTCAAATTAGTTTGGGCAACCCCAGACGCAGAGCAGATGATCGTCTACATGGCGAGGGTATCTGCTCCGAAAAATCAAGACAACATGGATACTGCGCCACGATTGTTGCGGTATCTGATTAAGAATAGGCACTGGTCGCCATTTGAAATGGCGAACATGTGTGTTGAAATCGAAACAACACGCGCAATTTCACCACAAATTCTGCGTCATCGTTCCTTCTCATTCCAGGAATTTAGCCAGCGCTATGCAGATACAGGAGAGCTGGGCTCAGCTATTATTCCTCATCTGCGTCGTCAAGATAATAAAAATCGGCAGAACAGTGTCGATGACTTATCTCCTGATATTATCGCCAGCTATTACCGTCGTGTCAGCCAGTTGTACGAGGATGCCGAACATCTGTATCGAGAGATGCTTAGCAATGGAATTGCAAAGGAATGCGCTCGATCTATTCTGCCACTTTCGACACAGACACGTCTCTACATGAACGGCACACTGCGTTCCTGGTTGACGTACATCGCGTTGCGCGAGAAACACGGCACTCAAATGGAACATATGTTGATCGCCAAGCAGGCGAAGAAAATTTTCAGTGAGCAGTTTCCGATCATTACGGAAGCGCTGGGCGGTCTCAATCAGGATTGGGAGCTTTGAAAATGTCAGAAATTGAAACCAAGTCACTTACCAATGGTTGGAAGTGGGACGACGACGCGGAAGCTGCGTTTGTGGATTGGTTTAATTCTTGGTCATCTCCATATACGTTCTTAAGTGAGTATTTTTATGGCGACTGCAAAATTAAAGATGAGAAAACTCGTGAGGACATGTTGTACAGATGGTTACATCTGGCATTTGTTACGGGTTACATGTACACCAAATCAACTAGCTCTACACACGATTCTTCCTCATGACACAACAACAACAACAACAACAACAACAACAACACCCTATCACCCCACCGCCTGAACTGGTGCAGCAGTGGGTAGACGCTTACTTTGGCGGCGGAATCTCCCATGTAGACCTCGCTGCCCAAGCTGCCCAATGGGGCGCAGACCAAGAGCTAGAGGCGTGCTGTGAGTGGCTTAGTGTTCCTTGCCCCAGTTACGGACGTGAACTCCGCAATGCGCGCCGGCTCAAGCCGCCGAGCTTGAAGGAACAGGCGCTTGATCTCCTAGACAAAGCAGAAGACCCAAGTTGGGACATTAACGATTTTTCAATTATTCGTCGTGCCCTTGAACAACTTCCCGACAACAACTAATTACTACAATGACAACCAAGCGACAGTTTGATTACAAGATTGGTGATCGTGTTGCTGAGCGTCCCAAACCCCATGGGATCTACACAAACAACCAACAAACAAGAGAACGTATCTCTCAGTACAGGAGCCAGCGGTATGGTGAAGTGGTTGGTATCAACTACAAGAACAACTCACGTGGTGCTACCCAAAAGTTCTTACTTGTTCGTTGGGATCATTTACCTAGCCCAACTGAACATGCCACTGCACGCATCTGTCCTGTGTCAGCGCTAGAACGTCTGACCAAAGAAGTCCTTGTTCCTGGTGAATGACATGACTGAAAATCAAATTCAATTTCTTCGTGGTTGCTGCACAACAATCCTTGCTTTTGCAGCTACTGGTTTAATCGCTACAATCTTTTTGTCACCTGATGAACCTAAGAACAACTCTAAGTTTGAGGTCATTGATCAGTACGAAGGTTGTTCAGTAATCCGTTACACTGATCCCACATCTCGCTGGCATTATTTCCTTAAGTGCTCATGATTGAACGAGATTTTGCGGACATGCCTAATGAGTTCTACGATTTTGCCTCGAAATTCATTTACACAAGAGGCTACGAGCAAATAATCGACATTGAGTGCTTAGCGCTAACACTTTGGGATATGCAGCAGAAGATTGATAAACTGGAGAAGTCCAGTGAACGCTAAAAAACTACTTGAAACACTAGACCAAGCCACAGTTACATGTGCTGACTGTGGCGATAAATACGGAGTGCACAGCGTCAGGTACAGTAGTTGGTGGGTTGGAAAGTGTCACGTCTGTGGCGAGGAAAAGCCCATTACCGAGTCCAGAGATTTTGCTTACTTCTTTACTACACGTAAAAAGTTAAGCACCCAGCTTGCGAAACGAGAGTGAAGTCTATATAATATTTGAGTTCCCCCTCTCTTTTTGATGGGGCTCGGGTGACTCGTTAGGCAGATAGCCTAGAAGGAGAGCCCAAGATAGAGGTGCAGTCACTGTCTGGATACGCCTGGTTAACTCACAGCCCGATTGTCGGTACGCCAGTCACACTGCATCCATCTATTAACAACACCCCCTATGCTTAGCTCCTATACGTAGACCATTTTGTTGACGTCACCAAAATGGTTTTCAGGATGATGCACAAACCAGGGGGTCACTAATTAAGGGTGTAACAAGGAACGTTGCATTAAACGAAGGATCCCCTCGGCCGCATCGTAGATTCACCGTTAAGCTTGTGGTAACACAGCCCTAGCGATGGTCGGTGAACGTAGGCGGACATCCTTGCCCTTATTACAAAGGGGTTCTGCATGGTGCATGCTGAACTTAAATAACTGACGCCTCCCGCTGCAGAAAGCGTATCCACTAGGTCAGTGCCCTTAACCGGGAATTAGCGCAGCGGTAGCGCGTCTGCTTTGGGAGCAGAAAGTCGCAGGTTCGATCCCTGCATTCCCGATCACCTGGTCCGAGCTAATTGGATAAGACGGTTACTGCCGCTGCAGGACGATGTAGGTTCGACTCCTACCCAGGTGCTATTAAGAATCTCAATAAACCACGTTTATTGAGAAAACTGATAAATTATATGCACACGTGCACAAAAACTAGACGTGACCTGGGGCACTGCTAAAAAACGTATCGATAAGAATCGACAAAAGCTTCTGGAGTACAAGAAGACTTTGCAGTGCAAGAAGTGTGGGTTGAATGATCATCGTGTCCTTAAGTTCCACCACCCAGTCCGAGCCAATTGGACAGGACGGCACCCATGCTGCAGAGTGGGGCGATGCGGGTTCGAATCCCGCCTGGGTGCTTTCAAAAAGCTGCAAAGAGCCCACCCATACGTGTGGAACCGTAGGTAGACTCTCGCCAGGTTGAGCCGGGCTTCACGAGGCACCAGCCTTGACGACGCCTGGACGCCGGTAACGCTCCACGAAGAAATCAGTGGAACGTGAATTCTAGTCACACACCACCACAAATGAAGGGTTTCGGCACAATCAAACCTAAAAAGCGCGTAGCCACCTACTGGGTTGCTCGTTATCTACGTGAGGATGAGGATGAACCCATCTCAGTAGACAGGCAAACGATCGAGTACATGCCTGGTCAGAACAAGGAGCGCCTGATGCTTGCGCACTGCCATGAAATATTCCGCGCTTTTCCGGACATCTGGGAGGTCTTGGTACATCAAGGCAGTGCTCCAGTGCCAGAGTCTGGTGACCAGATCGTTGCTCGGCTCAGTCGTGAGCGTTTTACTGGCTGTGAGGAGTTGACAATTTAAAAAGATTGTCTTTATACTTCATCTGGTTCTGATCAGACCCCAGTGGCCACTGGTATCTTCAGCCTATCCTCGTCAATGGGCTGAATAACAGTTTCTCGTCGGGTGGAAGCGACGAAGAAGCGACGAAGTAAGACCAGAGAAGATGGGCCGACCCCTCTTTCAACTCCGTGAATTCGGAATCTCTGGTCCCCTTCAAAAATCAGAGCAAGCCGCCAGTTTGGATTGGACGGTAAGCCAAGCCACGATACCGAAGCCAGAGGGTCGGGCGATGCGCTAAATTCCACCAATTGCGGTTACGAAGCTGTTCCTCCTCTTTGAAATAAGGAACGCCGCGATAAGTCAGTTGAGTCATGGTGTAACCCACGTACTTTCAACTTTAAGAAATTGTAATAATTGTTACGGCTCACAGAGAAACACTTCCTCTTAAGAAAGTGTAAAGATTGTAAACTCGGTAGGTCTAAAATATTGTGTAAGCGTATTTGGACAGATGCTGCCGACAGTTGCACAATTTCTTGCACAATTTATTAAAAATAACGTAAGCAGCTATGGAGCTAAAAGCAAGAGATCTTCTGGAGCTGCAAATTTTATAGTTGGAATGCCTGGTAGCGATCCGCAAAGTGAATTTGGGTCTAATAGGTCCACGCTTTTAGGCGCCGCTACCGAAGGACTAAATAGTAGTCTCAGCAGCTAAGCAACTTACCAAAATACGTAGATCTGCAATAACTAGAATGTAGATAAAAATTGGAGCTGCATAAATGTATCCACCGGGCGCTGAATTTCTTGCAAGGATAATGTGGGGTGGGGCTGCACCCTGATCAATGGCACAGCCCTTCAGTTGCCAGGTGCGAGAAGCAGCAGAAATCGCACCTCCCCTGGATGATGACCCTGACGCTGCTCTTCTTCGGGTCCCAGCTATAATAATATGCATGTGCTTAGGTTCAATGTGTTGTGCTTACTCTCACCAGACCAAAATTAATAGGGTGTGTTTCCAGTGATTCCGGTTCCATCGCTGTTGTTGATCCGTGTCATCTCGGTGTGTCTGAATCGGGTGCAGTCCGCCTTCCAGCATGGAATCTCTATACTCAAGTCGACACAGAGGTGGGCGACGGAGAGTTTACCGTTTACGAAGAGCGTGATCGACACGGTAGACTGCGTCGAATCGTAATCGAACTGGAATGATTCTCAGTCCCGCTAAAGAACCAAACAAGTGGCTGTGTGCAATCCTGGTTGATCTTCTTGAGCAAAACACAGAAGCGTCAAGATCCGATCTACGTCACGCCATTACCGAGATGGCGATGTGGATGGAACCTGGTCTAATAGATCAACTATTTGCTGACTGGATAGATCAATACCAGAGTCTAAAGAGCGAACCCTGAAACATTCATAGTAATGTTCGGCGACAGCCGCTAACGTCGGATCTTCTGGGATCACGCCACGGATCTCAAAGATCTCCCACAGTGGATCAAAGTGGTACGGTGGGCGAAACCAGTAGAGCTCGCGTCGATCAAAATTGACGACAAAGTCCTGATGGTGTCTAAGCCAGTGGGTGTAGACCTTAAATTGCCTGTCCGGGTCACGGGACGTGCAATCTAAAACCATCCCATCCCCTGGCTCAAGGCATTCCCATCGCATCCTCAGCAGATGTTTTAAAGCGGTTGTCCAGATTCTGAATGTACCTGGCCCTGTTAATTGATTGCGGAGTGAACGCCGCCGCTTGTTATGCCGATTGCGGTACCAGTCATTGAGTTGACGTTTTGATTTTCCTACTGCAAGGCCAACATTCCAGAGGCAGTACCCAGTCTCAAACTCGTAGAACGGCTCGAAAAACAGTTTACCAATGTAGTCATCAACGTCGAATGTAGTACTTGTAAACTTGCGGCGTAATCGATACGTCATTGTGGAACAACTACTATTTTTACTCCAGAATGATCCTGAGTTGTATGACATCTTAGAGCAACTGAAGCACCAAGATGACTCTCCTGAGGATTTTATTTTGAGTGTCGCACAGATGCTGGCGATGGAATTCGAGGAGCTTCACCGGACGGACCTTAGTGATAAACTGGCTGCGCTGTTCGGTGGGCTGCCTGAGAAAAGCATGGTCATGGTCCCACTGCTGCTGCACATTGCGCTGGACATTTTCCTGATGCGTGCAATTCCTGATCACAAGACGTTACGCGAAATCTGATAAAGGAGAAAACGATGCAAACCGGCTACGTGATGTGTTCAGCAGACCTCGGCAAGGTTCTGTGTTTGAATCAAGACAAAAGCGAAGTGGTGCTGGTCGACGTGGAGGGCACCCAAGACCTTAACAGATCCATCTGCCTGTCGGACCTTACGGAGACTAAGAATATTTACGAAAGGCTTAAGGCGCATGGGTTGATTTCCAATCTGGAAATTGTTAATGTTGCTCGTCTCTACAAAAATTTCTACTAATCCAGTCTTATGCTGAATCTCATTTGTGATATTGAGACGAATGGGCTTCTCCACGAGCTGGATTGTGTCCACTGCATCGTCCTACGCGATGTGGAGACCGGTGAGGTGCATAGCTGTGCCGATCAGGACGGCTACCTCCCTCTCCAGCGGGCGCTCGATCTTGTAAGTAAAGCTGATCAGTTGGTCGGGCACAACCTAATCAACTTTGATATGAGAGCACTCAAAAAAGTGTATCCTGGCCTCACTATACGGTCCGATTGCGACATTGTAGATACTTTGATTCTGAGCCGTGTTCTGTGGCCAGAGCTTGAACCTGTTGACGATCAGAAGTTTTGTTACATCGACAAAAAGTATCGAGGTCGGCACTCATTAGCGGCCTGGGGAGAAAGGCTTGGTGTAGCAAAGATTAAGTTTAAAGAGGAGCAGAAGAAGGATAAAAAAGTTACGAATGTGTGGGCTGAGTGGTCTAAGGCCATGCAGACTTACTGTGAAGGAGATACACTTGTATCCCTGAAGCTACACGAGTACTTTCTAACGCAAGAATTAGATCAGAGATGCTATGAACTGGAGCACGAGTTTGCTAAAGTCATGGCCCTCCAAGAAGAGTTTGGTTTTCCGTTCAATGAACGAGCCGCCTTCGCACTGGTTAACACGCTTAAAGCACGACGCGCGGAACTCGATTCACAGCTTCAAGATGTGTTCCCACCTCTTGTCGAGGAGCGTATCTCAGCTAAGACTGGACGGCCTCTAAAATCAAAAGTCACAGTCTTCAACCCAGGATCGCGCCCACAAACTGCGGACAGATTGAGACAACTGTATCCAGAAATTACGTTTGAAGAGACAGAAAAAGGAAATCCAAAGGTCGATGATGATGTTCTAGAGATACTCGGAGAAAAGTATCCAGAAGCTAAAGTGTTGGCAGAATACCAACTGCTTAAGAAAATCCTCGGGCAATTAGCTGATGGTAAAGAGGCATGGCTAAATCATTGTAGATTGTACGGCGATGGTCGAATTCATGGACAAGTTATTACAAATGCCTGTATTAGCGGACGCTGCTCACACCGCAGTCCAAATATGGCCCAAATCCCCAGTGTTGGCCACGCTTTTGGTGCTGAGTGTAGGGCTCTGTTTTATGCTCCTGATAATTGGCTGTTGGTTGGTACTGATGCTTCTGGATTAGAACTTAGAGCACTAGGTGCGTGGTTGGCACACTTTGATGGTGGGGAATATGCGAAGCTTGTAAGTACAGAAAGTTTTGATATTCACACATATAACGCTAAATTATTCGGCATATTTAGCGGAGAAGGGGATATTCCTAAGGCAACTCGAGACCTCTCAAAGCGCTTAATTTATGCTCTACTTTACGGAGCTGGTGCTAAAAAAGTGGGGAGCGTAATTGATATTTCAGCCACTGAACAAGAACAGTACGAAATCGGCAAACGTACAATCGAAACGTTCTATAAAAACCTTCCCGCAATCAAGAAATTAAAAGACAAGATCGACGAAAGAATTACAACGAAGGGGTACCTTATTGGCATTGATGGACGTCATTTGCAAATAAGGTCGCGCCACTCGGCATTAAATCAACTTCTGCAGTCGACCGGCGCAATTTCAGTAAAGAAGGCTACTACAATTTTATACAACGATCTAAATCAAGCTGGACTTCGTTGGGGCGTTGATTATGCTTTCGTTGCGCATGTGCACGATGAAATTCAAGCTTTGGTGAAGCCTGAATATACCCAAGTTTTTAAAGATATGTCAATTGATTCGTTCAGAAAATCTGGTGAGTACTTTAAACTTTTGTGTCCGTTTACAGGTGAGGCACGGGAAGGTAAAAACTGGATGGAGACTCACTAGCGCGAGATTTCTTCCCAGTCCATCGAAGCGTAAATATCAGCTCCTGCTGAACCACTAGCGGCAACTAGTGTAAGTTCATAAGGAGTTGATGTAAAAGAATTACGTTCTAATTGGAATGAGAATAACGCTTCCTTAAGGATATCTACTGGCGTAGCACCCTGGTTGGAACCATACGTATAACCACTTGCAAGAATTCGTCCTGAACCAAGCGTAAAACTGGTTCCTGTAATGTTATATTCTACTGATGTATTCGCGCCAGAACTGACCCAAGTACCACCTGTTGTCGTTCCACTAGCCACAACTCTCCAGTTGTAAGCTGCGTTGTTTGTAACGCCTAATAGTGACAGCGCTGTCAAAATCACAATCGCATCCAAGCGATCTGGAGAAGTTTTCAGGCGAAGAGAAACTAGAGGATAATAAGTACCTGCCACTGCTAAATCCGTTGGCGTAGTAACTGGCACACCTATCGCTTGCTGTGCACCTCTTAATTCGTAGCCACCTTCAGAAAAAACAGAAGAGCAAATTTGCTTTAAAGTACTATTGCTTGCTGTTGCCCCTGTATTTTCAATCTCATAGCGTAGAGGCAATGAAGCTGTCGTGATGTATGTCGATGCAATTAAATTCGCATGATGAAAATTATGGCAGAGAATAAATACACCATCAATTACAAAACCTAGGCGCACCGTACCTAAACCTAACCATTCAATATCCATCCACAGAATTTGTGCTTTCGTGATATCTAACGTAAGTCCAGATGGTCCTGTGCCGTCAAGTTTATCAACGCTCCAATCGGCTTGTGCAACACGCGTTTCTGTTACTGAGCCAGTTACGCTGCTCCGCTCAACAAAAGACAATGTTGAGTTAGCAAGTTCAATGTAGATGCCGTTATCATCCCCAAAATAACCTACTCGCTGACGTAAATTAGTCTTTGCCGGGTTGAAAACAAACGTGCTAAGAATAAGTAGACTTTTTCCAGGTTGGTAGGAAAATACTTTTGTGGTTTCGCGGTATACTTTTGATCCAGATGTTGTAGTTACGGCCAGATCTACAAGACCTGCATTAGCATTAAAAGTAGTAGTGCCACCGCTTGCTGTACTAGTTTCCCAGAGTCCGTTATCACTGTAGCGGTGGCTGGAATCGAATAATGTAAAGGGCTCTGAGATCCGCAGACGCCCAAAAGCATCTGTTGCGGCTGTAGATTTTCCAGGCTGTGGCGAACTGATTGAAACGTTGAGAAGTTGATTGTCAGGGTTTAAAACCTTGACAACCTCATACCTACAGTTATCGTTTTCAATTACAGTTGCCATGATGATTAGCGTGCGGCGAGGCTTAGACGAACTACTGCGTCTGTACCACCGGTTTCAGAAAAGAAGCGTCCACGTACAAATTTTACGGGGCTGCTCGTAATATTGTAGACGTAAGTTCCATTTTTTGTGATGCAGTTCGAGATTAGTGGTCCGTAGTTAGTCCCATCGATACTGCCCTCCAAGCGAACAACAACCTCAGTATTAATGTTGGTTACGGTTGCGATTAAGGTGTAGTCCTTAGTAGAGAAATAGTTGTTTTCATACGTAGCAACCTCGTCGGTTGTGCCAGGAGCTGTCAGTTCTCCGGCATTAAAAAATAATGTGTCCTGGAATCCTGTATATCTAGTCATAATTAGCGTCCCCCGAAGTAAGGCAGTCGGCCTGCCCCCAGTTGATTCATAATATACCGTCCTTGATTAGATAACCAACGGCTTGCCCGCGCACCTACATCAGTAGCTGGATCTGCTTGCACACGCGGAGTGTAGGGAATTGGATATTGAGCGGCTTTACGAGTTAGAACATCAGTTAAAGAACCAGGTCGGCCCTGAGATAATAACGCTACACCTGTACCAACAGGACCTGCTAAACGCAAGGCGGGCGTAAGAGCAGCCGCAGCTTGGGGTGCAACCCGTTGAACAACAGGAGTTGCCGCTTTCATTGCTCCTTCAGTAAGAGCGCCTAGAGCTACATCCTTGGCAACTGTTCTCGCTGCCTCACCATAATTATTTTTCTCAACGGCTTTCGCCACATCTGGATTCAGCGCTGACGTCGCGGCTCCAAGCGCTGCTCCTCGTGGATTCTGACCTACTAACCGCTTTGCTCCTTCGATACCACCAACAACCGGGTCGATGCCAAACAATAGTTGATCAGCCCCTGAACGACCAAACACATTTGGTGCCCCAAGGATCTCTAAATTTTTCGACAAATTCTGGAGTCGTGTGTACGGCGTCTCCTCCGTAGGTAAGCCCCGAAACTCTCGAAATTCTTTACCACCAAGTCCAGATAAAAGTGAGTCTTTGTTGGAAAGACCAAGACCCTGCCGAATATAGTAGTCACGCGATATTTCTGGCGCTGCTTGGACTAAGCCAAGGTTAGTAAGACGTCTCCGTAATGGTTCTGTAAACTTAGTTTCATAAAGACGCTGCGCTTCATTCAAGTTAAGAATTGTTTCTGCTTCAACATTTGAAAGATTTGACCCTCCAGGACTGAATGAAGTCATCCGATTCGGATACCTTTCATCCTTACCTGGAAATAAAAATGGGTTTGTACGTTGTGACTTAGCTTCAAACAAGCCAAGTCGTTCTAATTTATCTGGCGACAGAGCAGCCCTTTCTTGACGTGTATACCCACGGCCAATATCTTCCAAGCCAGCCGCATAAGCACCCTGTTCATCATAGAGAAGATTTAGAGCATCATCATCACCAAATAAACGAGCGAATGTAAACCTCGGATCAGGAGTATCTAATTGAACATCATTGAAACGTGCCAATCTTTCGTTTAACGGGCTAATTGGGCTAGAGCCAATGGTTTGCCCGAGAATTCGTTTATCTGCATAATCAGCAGAAAATCCTTTGTCGTACGGTAGTAAATGACTAAGGGTTTCATGGCGAATTCCGCCAAAATCTTTACCACTTAAATTTGCAAAGGACGCACCAGTACGCTCTTCAAAATCTCTCAAGCGCTCACCAAAAGAGCGTACCTCCTCCCCGCCTAAACGACGTAAATAATCTTGTCGATCTGTAAAAACATTTGATAATCGATCGCTAACTTCTCTGCTAGGAGTGTAATTAAATTCAGGATCTGAGTACTGTTTTTGAGCTTCTTGTAACGTCTCACCGATATCTTTAACATACCGGTCATCCGCTCCCATAATCGGGTTATCACTTAAGTCATCAAGAGCAGTTGTTCTGCGCAGGCGATCAGCCCAATCACGTGTAAATTGTACAGGATTCTCGTAATAGGTAGTTTCGTCTGCCACTGCTGTGCTTAATATTCTTTTCTACTTGCCATTCTACAGAAACCAACTACACTGTGCTGGACTCTTAATAATTGCGTGGAGCCCAATAATCAGCAGCGTTTGGAGTAGGCTGGTCTTGGAACCGATCCAAACGTGTATTCACGTAATTACGAGTCCAATTCAGAATTTCGTCTTCTTTCGCACGTAAATCCTTGTTTAATGCGAAATCTAATGCAGCAGAATCAGAGGGACTAAAGACTCGTGTCGCCACTCCTTGGTCTGAGTCCTCCCCCGTAACCATTTGCTTCCTGCTGCCAAGCTCCGCTCTATAGAAATTATCTATGGCAGCTGGACCAAAAGATGCAGGATATTCTTTGAACCAAGGGCGATTAGCCGTGTCACTGTAATTGATGCCGATTCCCGGATTAGCTCTACCAAAAGATGGCAAGTTGCGCATCATAAATGATTGCGCTTCTGCCTCAGCTTTTATTCTAGGTTTTGACTGGTTTTCAAATAAGTAACCTAAACGTTCTTCTGGCTGGGTATAACGCCGTATAACTGCGGGATTAAAACTCCTTTCTCTAGCATTTAAGTCCAGAAGAGATGGATCCGCTGCGTGGCCAACCTCGTGAAATAAAGTTGCATACGAGCTGTTAGGTCTCAAATAAATGTTTCGTTTTACTTGATCAGATGATCCGCCAGAAAAAGCACCCGGAAGATAGAATCCAGCAACCTCAGCCGGATAGGATGGGTTGACATTCTTTACTACGATAGATTTACCAAGTTTCTCCTCTAAAAAGCGTTTTGCTTGCTCCGTATCCTTGCCAAAGTTAAAATCAGATGGTTCAATTCTTGGCTCAGGATTAAATAAAGGTTTTTGTACTTGTCTAGCTTCAAGCAAACTTGTTTCCCCGCCAAGTTCAGAACCTATCAATGCAGTATCTGGAAAATCTATTGGTATTGCTCTTATTGGTTCTATTGGTTCTATTGGTTTTAGTGCTGCCTGTATGCGCGTTTCTGCTGCGCTCGGAGTGTTAGCCTCTTCATATACAGGATTTCTAAGTGCACGACTTGGCAACGCTCTTGGTATGAATGTTGACAAAATTTAATCTCATCTAATATTGACATTCTACCGAAACTTACTACACTGGTCTTGATTCCTACAGACCAATGGAACCGCAACGCATTCGAGACATCAAGCAATCCCTCGACACCATGTCGATGGAGGAGCTACAAGAAATGTCAACTAATCTCAATGATCTCATCCAAGTCTTAGTGACGCGCCAGGTTGCTGTTGAAGATGCGATTCTAGATCGTCTTGAGACCGCATTCGCTATTTCCGAATAGCGAATGACACAAGATCAAAATAAGTGGCACCAACGATTTTTAAAGTTGGCATCTGCCGT